GCCCTGATCATAAAGCATAGCTATATTATCAAGGGCCACTTTAGTTTTTCCTGTACCCATCTCCATAAAATATGCATAAACTTCTTTAGACCATGATTTCTCTAAAGCAGTGAGTTGATGCTTATAGGGCTTTGTCTTAAATTTATAATCCATAACTTTTTAAATATTCTTTCTGTTGACTTATATATAATAAGACCCTATACACTGTCAAGAGAAAGCAATGAGTATTGTATATGTCATTCAAGAAATAGCGGGAACTAAGGCAGGGCGCCCTAAAATAAACATATTAGGGGCACAAAAATATGGCACTATCAAAGTCTTATTAAAAGAAGACTCACAAATGATTTTTAGTCCTGGTCCTATAATTTTTCAGTTAACAAAATTATTAAAAAATTTTTCAACCGATGACTATTTATTACTCACAGGCGATCCTGCAATTATTGGAGTTGCATGTTCAGTTGTGTCTGATATAACCAACGGCAAATATAATTTGCTAAAATGGGATCGACAAGAAAGAACATACTACCCAATAAAGATAAACTTATATGAGAAAGGCGAAATAGATGAATAAAAACTTACAAAAAATGTTTATTGAGGATGCTCCTCAAGACATCACTGAAACAGGTAATGTAAAAAATTTATCTGATCAGGTATTAAATCTTCAGTCGTTAGAAAATGAAATTAACGACGATGAAGAAAAATTAAAAATTAAAAAAGAAAGAGCAAACAAATTATCGGGAGAAGTTATTCCGACAATGATGAAAGAAATGTCTCTCTCTTCATTAAAATTAGCAGATGGGTCTTCAGTAGAAGTTAAACCCATCTACGGTGCTTCAATTCCTATGTCTAAAAGGGAAGAAGCATTTAACTGGCTTCGACAAAACGGCCTAGGTGATCTTATTAAAAATGAGGTTATCGTTTCCTTTGGTCGTAACGAAGATGACAAAGCAATAGCGTATGCTAACTTTGCACAAGGTCAGGGTTATGAACCTGCACAAAAACTAAAAGTAGAACCTATGACTTTAAAAGCATTAGTTCGAGAGCGTCTTGAATCAGGTCAAGAGATGCCTTTTGAATTATTTAATGTGTTTTCAGGAAACAAGACCAAAATAACAAGGAGACAGTAACATGTCACAAGAAGCAAGAAACGAGGTTACCAAAAAACAAAGTAACCTACCAACCTCATCTTTATTTATTAAAGATGCAGGACAAGGTTTAGAGAATATGGATAAAGACGATTTAGCTTTACCTTTTCTTAAACTTTTACAAACAAGCTCTGATGAAACTAAGAAGAAACATTCTTCTTACGTTGAAGGTGCTGAACCAGGAATGTTTTATAATACAGTTTCTAAGAAATTGTATGATGGTATAAAAGGAATCGAAGTGGTTCCCTGCTACTATCGTCTAGCATTCCCTGAATGGGCTCCATTCGAAAGAAAAGAAGGAAGACCTATCTCACCAGATAGAGGACCTGAAGTTCTTTCTCAAACCAAAAAGGATGCAAACAATAAAGATGTTCTTCCTAATGGTAATATCATAATCAAAACAGCTAATCACTTTGTCATCATTAATGGTGACAGACCTGAAAAAGCTTTGATGGCTATGAAGTCTACTCAATTAAAAGTGAGCAGACAATGGAACTCTAATATTAAAAATGAATTTGAGATACTGGAAGGCAAGACTTATCCTGCCCCATCTTTTTCTCGAATTTATAATTTAAAATCTGTGGAGATCACAGGCAACTTTACATGGTATGGTTACTCTGTAAAATTACTTAAAAAGGTTGAAGACACTGCACTTTATCAAATAGCTAAAGAATTTTATACTTCTTTAAAAGCTAGTGATGCTAAGAGTTTGGCGTCGAAAGAAGATACAAACTTTTAATTTTCTCTTGAGGGAAAATAGGGGCGGCTGATGCGAGAGTTGACTCCGCCCCGCTTAAGGGAACATTATGGTTGAAGAATTTGTAAAATTATTTACAGGACTAACTGATAACTTTGGCAAAGCCGACATGTCCAAAGTTGTATTTGATACAAAAAGAAATAAAATTAAGCCTCCTTATGTATGGACAGGTTACGCTATCACTTCAACCCATTACCAAGAACATTTAGATGGAAAAATTTCCATAGGTATTCAACCTTGTACACGTGAGGGTAAAGTTTCTTTCGGATGCATTGACGTCGACCCTGCTAATTACAAAGGCTTTAAAATTTCAGCTCTTTTATTTCTTATAGAGAAACATAAACTTCCTGTGGTTTCATGTCGTTCCAAAAGTGGAGGCCTTCATATTTATCTGTTCTTGAAAGAAGAAATCAGTGCACAAACCATGAGAGATTCTTTAACAACTTTTCTTTTCCCCTTAAAATTAAAACCAACCACTGAACTTTATCCTAAACAAGTAGAATTAATAGATACCCCAGGACAATTTATTAATCTTCCTTATCAAAATAAAAAAGAAACAACTCGTTATGCTCTCAATAAAAATAATGAACCTTTATCTTTAGAAGAATTTATTAAAACAGCACATGACTCTCAACTTACAGCATCCAAATTAAACGATTTAGTCACAAGATGTAATGAAGATATCCTCAAAGGAGGAGACCCCGAGTTTGCAGACGGTCCTCCATGTTTACAAAGGCTTTCTATAAATAAATTAACAGACGGAAGAGATCGATTTCTGTACAACTACATGGTCTTTGCCAAGAAAAAATATAAAGACCAATGGGAAGATAAAGTTGTTTCAGCAAATCAAAACTATATTTCTCCTTCCTTCGGAAATAATATAATACAATCTAAACTTAGATCCTGGAGAAAAGATACAGCTGGCCATACTTGTAATGACGACCCTATTCACGCTGTATGTTTAAAACATATTTGTCTGCAACGACCTCATGGGGTAATTTCTGATCGAACTAAAGCCTTTCCTCATATCTATGGTCTCACTATTATTAAATATACTATACCTATATTACGATTCATGGTTGAAAAACCTGACGGAAAACCAGCAGAATGTGAAATACTTCGAGACGACTTTCCAATCCAACGGAAACTTCGAAATACAATTTATGGCCAAGCACATTTTATGCCTGAACCTCTTAGTCCTATAAAATATGATGAATTTTTAAATAGAGTAATGATACCAAAACCAACAGTCATAGACCCACCTGAAGGAGCATCGTCTAGAGCTCAACTGTATCCTTATCTTTATGAATTTTGTATTAATGGTACTAGAGCAACAAAGAAATCAGAGATTCGAGGAGGTCTTTGTTGGACCGAAGGTGGTTACCACCATTTTCTTTGGACTGCTTTTTTGGAAACCCTTCCTACTCGATGGCACCTAACTCCAAATGATACCTCAATTATATTAAAGAAAGATTATAAAGCTGAATTTGGTCATCCCTATAACATTGGAAATAACCAAATTATAAGATGTGTAAAACTTAAACAGCTTCACATTGATCAAATTGAACATAAACCAACGGAAAAGAAAAAGGAGGGTAATTTTTAATGAACTATAAAGTTGTAGGTCCACCGGGTACAGGAAAAACAGATACGCTTTTGAATACTGTGAAAGAATATGTAGATAAAGGAACACCTTTAAATCAAATTGGATATTTTGCTTTTACTCGTAAAGCAGCGAACGAAGCAAGAAATAGGTATTTAAAATCCAGGCCAGATCTCGAAAAAAAAGATACAGAATATTTTCGAACTCTTCATTCATTAGCCTTTCGTCGTTTAAATTTAAAAGAAGAAAATATATTACAAGAAGAACACTACCAGCTTATTGGACAACAAGCTGGTGTACGAATTCAGTATGCACCCTATGAAAAGAATGCATTTAATGGAATCTTCACCGATAAAAGTGAATATTTAAATATTATTAATTTGGCTAAACTTAGAAGTATCCCTGTACTAGAACAACTGGATCGCAATGAACATCTAGGAAGAATTGAAAGAGATAAACTTTTTATACTGGATAAAAAAATAGAGGAATACAAACGCGACTATGACTTAATTGATTTTAATGACATGATTCTTAAATTTATAGAAAAAAAAGTATGTCCCCTCTTTAAAGTCGTATTTATTGATGAAGCTCAAGACCTTTCTCCTCTTCAATGGAAGATGGTTAAAGTTTTACAGGAACATTCTAGTAATGTGTATGTGGCGGGTGACGATGACCAGGCAATCTTTGGATGGGCAGGGGCTGATGTTAAATCTTTTATAAATTTTGAGGCTGTTGAAATTCCACTACAACAATCCCATCGAGTTCCACAGTTGGTTTATGACAGAGCCGTACAAAGATTAGATAATATTGTAGAAGCAAGAATTGATAAAAAATATTTTCCCACCCCTGAAAAAGGAAGTGTTAAAACGTTTTTTTCCATTAATCCCATCGACCTCTCGAAAGGAGACTGGTATATTTTAGCTAGAACTAACGATCTTTTAAGACCTATTATTAGCCAGCTCCACAAGCGTGGAATCTATTTTGAAACCAGCCGTGGGCGCAGTCTCAGTAAAAATCTGTACCAAGATATTTTAAATTGGGAAAAATGGATAAAAAAAGAACAATTAAATACCATTGAAGCTCAAAGAGTCTTTGAAAGACTGGGACTAAAATTGAAAGAAACTACAGATAAAATGTTCACACTGGATTCTCTAATTGTTTTACACCCTACTATTAAAAAGGTTCGTTGGTATGACGCCTTTACCGAAGTAACCCCTAAAACCAAAACCTATATTCGAGCCATGAGAAAAAATGGAGAAAATCTAAAAGCAGATCCTCGAGTCAAGGTTATGACACTCCATGGTTCCAAAGGAGGA